ATAACTATGAGGATATACCTCAAAGTTTTGATAATGTTATAAGATTTGAGCCAACTCCTCCTGAACCTCCTCATACAGAGGAAGAACATGAGGAGATGGATACTTACAACGACAAGTTAAAAGAGTTAATGAAAAGAGAAAAAAATTAATGCCTGCTGTAACAAGAATTGGTGACGCTGATGTAACACATTGTAGTGGCATGACAAGAGCTGCAGGTTCTGGAAATGTCTTTGCAAATGGTATAGGAGTTTCAAGACAAGGTGATGTAAACACTACTCATTTATTACCTGGTGCTCCTTGTCCACCTCATGCAGCTGCGATTAGTTCAGGTTCATCTACTGTTAAAGTAAATGGTAAAGGATGTGGTCGTGTTGGTGATGGTATAACTGCTTGCACCTCTGTGGCTGCAGGATCAAGTAATGTATTTGCTGGATAACGGTATAAATATACAGAGGAGAGATTAATAAATGTCAAGATATGACGCAACACAAAGTAACGAAAGTAAACGAAGCGCTAAAATCTATCGTGATTTAGATTTAGATTTTTCGATTAATTCTGCTACAAAAGATATTCAAAAACTTTCAGATGTTGAGTCAGTAAAGAGAAGTGTTAGAAATTTAATTAATACTAACCACTATGAGAGACCATTTCATCCTGAGATTGGTTCTAATTTAAGGGCGATGTTATTTGAAAATATCACTCCACAAATGACTCATGCTCTTTCTAAACAGATTGATTTATTAATAAAGAATTTTGAGCCAAGATGTAGATTGGTTCAAGTAAATGTTCAACCTTTTATTGAAAGAAATGGATATAGAGCTTCAATATCTTTCTATGTAGTAAACACTCCAGAAAGAGTTGAAGTAGAAACTTTTTTAGAAAGATTAAGATAAGAATATGGCAACTAAATTAGAAATATCAGAATTAGATTTTGATGGTATTAAAGCAAACCTAAAAAACTTTTTATCACAACAAGACGAGTTTAGAGACTATGACTTTGAAGGTTCTGGTATGGCAGTTCTTTTAGATATGCTTGCTTACAATACACACTATCTTGGTTTCAATGCTAATATGTTAGCAAACGAAATGTTTTTAGATAGTGCTGATTTAAGAGCAAGTGTTGTATCAAAAGCAAAACAAGTTGGTTATACTCCAACAAGTGCTACAGCTTCAGAAGCAAGTATTGATGTAACAGTTACAAATGCCTCTGGTGCTACACTCACTATGGCACGAGGAACAAAATTTTCAACAACAGTAGATGGTACTTCTTATAATTTTGTAAACAATGCTGATTTAAGTATTACGCCTGTTGATAGTGTTTATAAATTTAGTAATGTAAAAATATATGAAGGAACATATTTAAATTTTAAATATACAGTAAACACATCCGATACAGACCAAAGATTTATTGTACCGAATGATAATGTAGATACAACTACTCTAACGATTAAAGTTCAAGAATCATCTTCGGACTCTACAACAAATACCTATACACTTGCAACTGGTATTACAGGATTAGATTCAACATCTAAAGTTTTCTTTTTACAAGAAGTTGAAAATGGAAGATATCAAGTTACTTTTGGTGATGGTGTTTTAGGAAAAAGTGTTGCTGATGGTAATATTATTATTATGGATTATATTAATACAAATAGAACAGAAGCAAACGGTGCTAGTACATTTACATTAAATGGATCAATTGGCGGATTTTCTACTGCAACTGTAACAACTGTGAGTAATGCAAGTGGTGGAGCAGATCCAGAAACAATTACATCTATTAAATATAATGCACCTAGAGATTATTCAGCTCAAGACCGTGCTGTAACAGCAGATGATTATAAAGTTCTTGTAAAAAGTTTATATGCAAATGCTCAGTCAGTACAAGTGTATGGTGGTGAAGATGCCGCTGTACCAGATTATGGTAAAGTTTACATATCAATAAAAGCAAAATCAGGAACAAGTCTAACAGAAACAACTAAGGCAAGTATTGTTGCAAGTCTTAAACAATATGCTGTTGCTTCTATAAGACCAGTAATTATTGATCCAGAAATAACTTATCTTACACTTGATACAAATTTTAAATATGATAGTGGTGCAACTACAAAAGATGTAAGTACACTTCAAACAAATGTTTTATCAGTAATTTCAAATTACAATAACGATACCTTAAAAGATTTTACTGGCGTCTTTAGACACTCAAAGTTACTAGAAAATATTAACAATGCCGATACATCTATTTTAAGTAATATTACAACTATTAAGATGTACAAATATATTACACCAACTTTAAGTTCAGCTCTTAAATATACGCTATCGTATAATAACGCATTTTACAATCCACATTCAGGACACAATTCAAGTGCTGGTGGTGTTGTATCATCAACAGGTTTTAAAATTAATAATGATGATTCAACCAACGAACATTTTTTAGATGATGATGGTGCTGGTAATATACGAGTTTACTATTTAAGTGGTACAACAAGAATTTATACAAGTACAACTTTTGGTACAGTTGATTATACGACTGGTGAAATAATTTTAACATCAGCTAATATAACAAGTATTTCAAATGTTGATGGTGCTTCTAGTACACAAATAAGAGTTTTTGCTATTCCAAATTCTAACGATATTGCTCCAGTTCGTAATCAAGTTTTAGAAATAGATACTTCTAATTCAACAATAACTGGTAATATAGATACTGTTGAAAGTGGTTCATCACAGGCAGGAACTTCTTATACAACAACTAGTAGTTATTCATCATATTAATGGTAATGGATAACAATGGCAACATTTAAAAAAACAAATAAGAAAAAATTATCAAATCTAGTTAAGAGACAACTCCCTGAGTTTATTCTTGAGGATCATCCTAAATTTGCTGAGTTTATAAAATCTTATTATTTATTTCTAGAATCAGCAGAAATACAATTATCATCTTTTACATCGGTTGACAATATACTTTTAGAAGGTGAAGGTGCAACTGACAATTTTGTTTTACTAGAAAGAACAGACGCCTTTGGTTTAGACCTTGGTGATAAAATTGTAAACGAAGAATTATCTTTTTCAGGAACATTACAAAAAAGTGAAGTAATAACTGGTGCAACATCAGGTGCTACAGCAACCATACTTGCTGAAGATTTTGCTAATTCAAGATATACAATTTCTGCTAATAATGGATTCGTAACAGGCGAAACTGTAACTGGTGCAACATCAGGTGCTACAGCTATTGTTGGTAAGTATCGTGCAAATCCAGTAGAGAATATTCAACAGTTTTTAAACTACTCTGATCCAGACCATACAATATCTGATTTCTTAAATCAAATGAAGGAAGAGTTTCTTAAAACTATTCCGACAGACACACATTCTAGTTTAGATACAAGAAAATTAATTAAAAATATTAAGTCATTATATCGTGCAAAAGGAACAGATAAGGCTCATCAAGCATTTTTCAGAATGCTGTTCAATGAAAATTCAGAGGTCTATAAACCTAATGAGGATATGTTACGAGTATCCGATGGTAAATTTTCTACAAACACATTTCTTCGTTGTACACAATCAACATCACAAGCACTTAACAATCCAATATTTTTAATTGGTGAACAAATAAAACAATCAAACAATCCTGCTGATGATAGTATAAACGAAGCAACAGCAATCGTTGAAAATATTACCAAGTTTAGAGAAGGTGCTGTTGAGATTATTGAGATTGAGATTAATGATGATACTACTGTTGGTACTTTTGTAAACGGTGAAACAATTGAAGGTCCTAGTTATGAGGACGCAAATACAATCATAAAACTTTCAGTAAGTCAAGCCGTATCGTCAACAAGTATTACAAATGCTGGTGCAACACTAACAGTTGGTGATGAAGCAACAGTATCGGGTGGTGCTGGTGCAGGTGCTCGTATTCAAGTTCAAGATATAACTGGTGCAGGTGTTGATGAGGTTATTGTCAACGCAGCTGGTACAGGTTATCAAGAGGGAGATGTATTAACATTTAATTCAGGAACTGCTGAAGCAAAAGTTGCTGTTGTAAATGGTGGTTTTGCGCCTGAAACAGGAAGTGTTGCTATTCATGTAGAATTAGAAACAGGAACAATTACAGGTTCAGGTTCTGGTGATATATTATTAGAGGATGCTATTGATAGTGGTGCAGGTGGTAAACTTTTAGATTCTGCTTCGCAAGAAGTTGAAAACGAAATTAGATTTGAATTAGAGAATGAAGTCGGACATTTATTAAATGAAGAAGATGACAGCCAAGTTTCAGATACTTTCTTTATATTAAATCAAGACTCACAACCAAACATTCCTTACTTTATGGAAGATGATGACCATATCGTATTAGAAGAATTTACTCAAAATGATGGACTACATCCTGGCGATAAAATAGTTCAAGAAAACTCTACTGGTAGTGGAGACATAACAGATGTTCGAATGATATCAAGCGGTGGTGGATATACCACATTACCTACAGCAACAATTTCTGGTGATAGATTTATTTCACTAGAGACTGCTACATCAAGTATATCAGCACCATTTAGTAGAATAGAATTAGAAACAGGTGGAAGACTTTTATCAGATATTGCTTTTGATGGTGCAAGTGGTACTGTTATACCATATGGTGATGATATAGGAAAAGCAACATCATTAAATATCATTGAACATGGTATTAATTTTACATCAGCACCAACATTAGCATTTCCTAAATATGCTATTCTTAAAACAGTTTCAGGTGCAATAACCGAAGATGAAACATTTACTAGTAATGTTAGTGGTGCAACAGGAACAGTTGTTGACTTTACAGCACCTCTTTTAAAATACACAGCAACCACAAGTGAATTAGAAGTTGATGATACGGTTACTTTTTCTGGTGGCACAACAGCTATTGTAGTTAAGTCAAATAATCTTACTGCAACAACAGCAATCAATACGAGAATACAAACTGTCGGAAAATATATTGCTCAAGATGGTCACTTATCTGAATTAACTAAAAAAATACAAGATAGTTTATACTATCAGGATTTTTCATATGTTATAAAAGTTTCAGAATCAATTAGTAAGTGGCGAGACGCTATTAAGAAAGCAACTCACCCTACTGGATTCTATGTAACTGGAGAAGTGAATATCGCAACTCAACTAGATGTTCAAGTTAGACGACCAGTTGGTGCTACATTGTCTCAAGGATTGTTCTCTGGTACCGAAGATAGTCCTATCTACATGAGATTAAATACTCTATTCTCTACATTCTTTGGTAGAAGAACAGGAGTAGGATTTAAATTTATGAGTAATGGTGTCGAGTTAGATGGTAAAACAAAAGTATCATCAGCTGTTGCAAGAACAGGTATACCTGTAAATGTTTCAGACGATTTTAATGATCCAAATACAAATACACAAAAAGAGTTAAATTTATCTCCTGAAACTACAATAGAAACTGAACAAAGAAGTAGAAACAGTTTTTACAGTTTAAATAGTTATAAAGTAAGAAATGTAGATGTAAGTAATGGTTTTGCATATGCAGGTCCAAGACAAAGAAATTTAAGAGCACCTTTTCAAAGATATGCTCATAATAACGGTATATTACTAGAGGGGCATACAGAAACAGGCGACTCTAATATTAAATTAGAAAATGAATCAGGCGTACTTGCAAGTGAATTTGGTATTTCTGCAAGTACAACTGTGGCAGATTGGGCACAATTAAGATTTACAGGAACTTTGAATACAAGTGTTGACGGAGAAACTATGAGAATACAAGATTTAGAGGGAACTAACAGTAACCTCAATCATAAAAACAATTTTGCTTTTCCTACTGACATCACCCAAGAGCCTTCATAAACTCTTATAAATAATAACATAGAACATAAATACTTAATGGGAAACTAAAATGGCAGCAATAGTAACAAACAAATTTAGAATAAATAATGCCGAACAGTTCGTAGAATCTTTTAGTGAAACGGCTGCAACGACATATTATTTGTTCATAGGAAGAGCACATTCTTGGGCAACAGACGCTGATGTTCAAGGCAACTCAATTAATGAGGGAACAGACGCTTCCCCACCAACACCTAATGATGATATAACCTCAGAGTTTTACAACTATGATGATATGTTAGGTGCAAAACTAATAACTTCAAGTGATGTATCACATTGTATACCAAGAAGAAACTGGACTACTGGAACAACTTACGATATGTATGAACACAATATCAGTTCTTCTAATGCCGCTAATAGTGGCGCAACAAATTTATTTGATTCATCTTTCGTAGTAATGAACAGCTCTTATGCTGTTTACAAAGTTATAGAAAATGATGGCGCAACTGCTTCAACAGTAGAGCCAACATCAACATCAAACTCAATTTTTGAAACATCTGATGGATATAGATGGAAGTATATGTACTCTTTAACATCTGCTGAAACTCTAAACTTTATGTCAACAGACTTTATTCATGTATCAACCGACTCTACCGTATCAGCT